ACCAGCGGTTTGTGCTGCCTGAACTGAGTCGCGACCTAATTTGATAGCAAATGCAGCGGCAGCGGTAGCCGCAACGCCAAACCCTACTTTTAATTTTTTACTTAAAATCCCAGCAGTATTATCAGCAGATTTGCCGACATTATCTGTCGCCTTGGAAGCATCAGACATAGCCTTTGAGAATTGAGCAGTATCCGCTTTTAAGCGAACCAACGCATCTACAACTGCCATCTAATTTTACTTCCTTCTTCTAGCCTCTTGTTCCTGCTCCCATATCCGCAACCGCTCAAGCGATTCCCACTCTGATAATTCTTCAGCAGAGATAGGGCGAAAGGCTGGACTGCCGTAAAGTAACTCTGCGACAGTCCTGCCCAAACGCTCTGCTAGTTCGAAGACGAACCTTCGATAGCCGTTGCGGAGGAATCTTTTCCCGCCTCATCAGCCGAGTCCTGTGTAAATCCAGACAACCTCATACCAACTTGCGCAAGGCGGTCTAACGCCACAGCGGATTTGGAAAGGAGAGTATCGCGGTCAGAAGGCTTGAAAATCTGTTCGCCAGTTTCATTATCAAACGATGTAGCAATAACAATCTCTGGATAAACAAACTGGAGGTTAATTCCACCTTGTTGGTCCACTGCTTTGTCCATGATACGAGTACGCTCTGCGCCTGTCATACCTCGAACATCTACTGTTACTCCCCATTCAGGGACTTTTACTTTCTCGCTTGGGATATCTTCTGCTGCGAGGATTTGGTCTCTTAAGGACACGATATTCTCCTTCTGGTCTCTTGGACTCGGTTGTTGGATTTATTTAGTTGTTATGCGTAAGCACCACGGGTTACTGCGCCCGTGATTTGGAACTCTGCTGAGAAGGAAACAATGTCGCCTACTCCTGCTGATGTTTCGTATGAAGTCAAGAAAGCCTCACCTGTGTACTTTGTAAAACTAGCAGTTGAACCTTCAGGACCATATTCAAATGATACTGAGTCAGTCTTTCCTACAATAGCAGCCAAGTGCGCATCTACAGTAGCGTCAAATGAACCTTCAACGCTAATAGTTGCGCCCGTGAAGCCAATTACATATGAGCGGTCAGACGAACCAAAAGAGGTTGTCTCTAAAGTTTCTGCTTCGCGTGGAAATGAAACAGAGTTAAGTGTGTTACTAATATCGGTAAGTGTACCTGCGTTGTTGTCTACCTTGAATACGGCGGCTTTACCATGTCTGAATGTTGGCATTTTTTTATCTCCTTGAGAAAGCGACGCTACGGGTTATAGCGCCAGTACCTGTTGCGATTGTGGTTCTTGTTCTTAGGTAACGATTTACTGTCGTACCTGCGGGAACTTCATATCTTTCTGAATCTAGTCCGTTGAGTGCTACTGTTCCGAATATAACTAAATCAGCCCATGTTGAGTTATCGGCTGAGTGCTGTACTGCGATTACAGTAGTTGCGGTTCTAGCGTTAGATGTGACATGAAGATGCGCCACTCCACCATTAGTAGATGAAGCAGCATTATCAACACTTGATGTGTTGGTTGTAGCAGATACGGCAGTTTGACAAACTAACCAAACACCCGAATCTAATCCTCCATTTGCTATTGCCTCTGCTGATACAGAAACAACATCAGTTAAAGGACTACTAATTTCATACGAGGTTGAGGAAGCACTCGCAAGGATTGCCCTACCTCCGATAGCGGTACTATCATTTGATACTGTCAATACTCTGTCGGTTGTATTACCTAAAGCAGCAGAAAAGATTGAATCTGCACTATCGGTAGTTCCGTCAAATAAGCCTTCAAATGAAATCGTACCTTCGTTATGTCCAACGATGTAAGAGCGGTCAGAGGAACCAAATGTTGTAGTCTCGGGAGTCTCAACAGCGTAGGCAGCATTTGCGCTGTTCAAATAAGTAGTTAAATCAAAATCACCACTTAGGACTGTTGTGTTTTTACCATGGCGAAATGTAGGCATTAGTTGGTCTCCTCAACTGGGCGTTGAAATTCTGTTCCATCTTGAACAAATCCGTCTTTATCGCCATCAGTAGCCTCTGCGTCAAAAGTAACTTCAGGTGTTGTTTCAATAACTGGCTCAACCTCAACGACAGGTTCGATTTCAATTACTGGCTCGGCTTTAGGAGTTTTTCCATCAGAGAACTCAATCAGTCCTTGTTCCAATAACCACTTGGCTGACTTCTCTGGAATATCCGAAACTAAACTATCTTTTTCAGCACGCTTATCTGGTGGGTAATCAATCCCAGTTAATACTCTGTATTGCGTCATAAGGTTACTCCTTTGGGCAACGCCGACCCAACTACCTTAGACCTCAAAGGGCTCAGCATGTAGTGGGGTCTCTATGGACTCGGTTCGTAAAGATTATCACGATTCGTTCTAATAACACTACAAGACTCACTTTAAGATAGCGATGTCGGTGACGCGTATCTCTGGGTACATACAGAATGTCAAAATACCTGACTCGGATTTTTCCCCAGACATTTCTTGCCACCAATCGCTTCCGCCATCCATCGCAGGTGCTTGTAACCAAACACAGCCGCCCCAGTCAGCAACTCGAAAATGATGATAATGACCAGAAACTAAAACATCCGCGCCTCCCACATTTCTGCGACCTAGTGATTGTCCTTCTAGCCACCTGCGAAGTTTTTGTTCGGTTCCTGTTCCGCCCCTTCGAGCAGTATGTCCGTGTGTAATTCCTAAAACCCAACCAGCGGCTTCTGCTGTGATACTTAATCTATCTTTTGGTATCGCAAACTGAATATGTCCATAGGCTTCTGGGTTGGTTTCAAGGATTTCAGCGACCTGCTCAACTATCGCAACATCATCATTGTCATTTAAAGATGTGTAGGATTTACCTGAGCCATTTCTATTTTCACCATGATTTCCTCCAACTGCGAGAACCTGAACCTCAGCAAAATACTTACTCCAACGCATAAGGGCGTCTCGAAGCAACCTTCGTGCTACTTTGACTTGGTCGCGTCTATCGAGTTCAACTGAGAAGGTTTGTTGAGCATAATGACCAATGCACCCTTCAATCGAGTCGCCTGTCCACAAAACCATCAACTTGCCTACGGGTCTTTTTAATTTCTCAAGTTCTTTGATTCGAACCTCAACCTTATCTATTCCATTAAGTATGCGTTCAATAGTTCCTTTTAATCCATCCCCATCAGCCTTGCCTATCTGCCAATCAGATAAGACAACAACCATTGCGCCTTGCCCCGTGAAGGATGTTTTAAGTTTGGGTTTGTGTTTTTTTATTTCTCTTTCCAACTCACTTAAATCTTCTTTTCTTGTGTCGTCTGCGATTTGGACAACTTTGCCCTTCCATTGACGATTAAGAGTCGCGTCTGGATTGCCCCACACATTAAATAGCACTGGTTCAACAACACGAAATTGAGTTGGGTCAAGACCCCATATGCGTAAAATGGCATCCCAGTTGGGTGCTTCCTCCAAAGGAAGTGCCGTAGTTGTGATTGTTCCTTCATCACCATTCCAAACAACACCTGCTTGCCATTCCGCACCAATCTTTTTTAACTTGGGTTCGGTTGCGGGATTGTTTGAGGTCTGGAGAAGTTTCTCCATGTCATCCTCAAAGTTTATGGACAAGAACAGCCTCCGCCATTTGCTCTCCGTCTGTGTCTCCGCATTACCTCGGCACTTACTTGATAGCCGTGATTTTTAAGAAGGGCGGTAATATCTAGAGATAAGGCTTCTGGGTTCTCTATTAACCTAAGTAATTTTTCTTTTGCTGACCCATCAAGTTGGTCAAGGACTCGTTTTACAGAGCAAGTCATACCATTTGATTTTTTCTGAGGAATGAAATTATCTAGTGCTTCCTCTAGATTAAGATGTTTGCTGGTTGGTTGCTTTGCATCTTCCGCAGTTAAGTTTCCACGGACGAGTGAGGTATTCTGCGAGGATTCTGTTACATCTCCAACATCTTGGAACTTCGTCACGACTTGTTCCCTTCCCGTATATGTCTCGTTTAGGTTCTTGCGTGTCCAAGACTACACCCCAACATGACAATCCATGTTAAACACAATGCGTGGTCTTTCAAGTTGGTCCACGCCAAGGGGATAGAAACTTCCCGTTGGTTCTGCCCTCATAATTAAGACGCTTGATGCCGTGACATTAACCATTCCCGCAACTAGAGTTCTAAGAGCCTGAGCCAAGTCTCTTGCTGTCGCATAATCATCCCTTGACGCTCTAACAGATATTTGTATATTGGGTCTATCCACTTGAATTGCTGTTGAACCAAAAGTCATTACTGGAGCACTGCCTTGAGTTTCATAAATACACACACATAAATCAGGCGTGTCTGGCATTTTGGATAAAAATAAATTAGTTCCGATTGTAAGGTCGCCTCTGTTGGAGTCAATATAAGCCCCCACAGCCTCTAGGACAGTAGCCATTTAGATACCCATAGCCTTTCTTATCTTTGCCAGTATACGCTCGTCCATGCCCACTATGCCCCTTCTGGCGGGGTCTTCTAGGTACTTGGCTTTCTTGCCATCTCTGTGTCGCGCTTCTAAATCTTCGTGAACTGCCATCGCATAATCTACTGCTGCGCCACCATAGGAGATTTCCACAACAACAGTCTGCCCCTCAAGGTGAGGAAGCCCTAATTGACCTGAAGTTCTAAGCGGGTTTTTGTCCACTGGCACTTCATCTTGGCTTTGTTCAAATATTGTTGCGCCTTCTTTGTATAACACTTGCCCAGCGGTCATTATTGCTTTTGGACCACCAATGCTTAATAGTCGGTTAATTTCTTTTCGATTTAATGACGCTTCAAATTTACCCACCGAGCGACCCAAACCTTACTTTTGTATGATGAATTGTTGGGGTTCCATTTGCGCTGTAACTGACCTTGTCCACAGCAATTATTCTTGGGTCTGCGTTATTTCCGGGAAGGTCTAATCTATCTCCGACTTCAATATCCGCATCTGAAAGTATGTATAAAGTACCACCTTCAACAATTTCATTTCCTTGGTCATCTCGAGAGTTTTTTACCTCAGCCATGATGCGGCAAGAGAAGGACGCGGGAGTTGCTGATATGGAACGAGAGCCATAGTTGTTTAGACTTCCTTTTTTATACACAACAACAGTATCGGTCATGTCATCTAACCAATGGTTGGGTTGTCCTGAAATGTAAGGCATAATCCCTCCAGTTTATACTGTGTAGTCGTGAAGTCCTGTTCGGAAGTCGGTATTAAACACAGTCTGTGTTCGCTCTGCTGTGCTGATTATTGAAGAAGCGTTAATCTTTGGGCTAGGCGGATAAAGTCTATTCTTTTGTTCCCTAATTCTATCCGCCAGAGCACGAAACTCTGCTGATGAAGCCGCATAGGATTCAGAGATAGACAAATCTCCGATACTGCGAGAGTAGTTTGTCTTGTGAGCATATTGCCCTGAAATAATTTCCGCTGCCGCAATAGCAGCATCATAGACATTTCCCCAAGTGGTTAGAAGATAAGTTATTTCGGCATCTTGTAGGTGCGCGTCAGTTGAGTCAGTGTCTTGAATAAGGAACCGAACTTTATCTCGGTCTGTTGTTGGTTCAACATAAGTAAACGCCATTACATACCACCGAACAGGAGGGCAGTTGTGCGAGCAAAGTTTTCAGTTGTCTCTACAGCAACAATTTGAGAGGTAAGTGCAACTGTTCCTGTTGAGACAGGAAGTGTCAATGTAGCCGCCCCGTTTGTAATGCTTGAAATTACTGGACTGGTCAAGGTTTTATTGGTCAGAGTCTCTGCGCCAGCAAGGGAAACAACATCTGCGTCAGATACCGAACTGTTTAACTGCGCTAAAGTTGTGACCAAAGTATTTGAAGTCAGGTTTAAAGTTTTATTTGTTACAGTCTGAGTGCCTGTCAGGGTTACCGCTCCAGTAATTGTGTTACTTGCTGTGTCTATTGTTTTATTAGTAAGAGTCTGTGTTGCGTCAGTTCCCACAAGAGTTGTGGTCACATCTGGAATAGTCACAGTGCGGTCAGCCGTTGGGTCTACAACTGTGAGCGTGGTCTCAAAAGCATCTGCTGTTGAACCTTCAAAGATTATGGATGTGGTAACTTGTGGCGTATCAAGGAAAGAATCGACATCTGACGCTAGGTTAAGAAATGCAGTGTGAATAGCGGGGGCATCAGAAGCCGTTGGATATCTAAAGCCCTTAGTTGTTGTGCCTGCCATTATGAACTCCTTGTAAAAAGTTAGCCTAATCATACCAAAGGGGAGTCTAAAAGCGGGTCAAACACATCCTTTGCGGTTAGGTATCTTGTAGTTTTGGTTGTTGCACCCAACCTTGTTTCTACTGTAGACATGGTTTGGCACCTTGCAGTTCTTTTTCCAGCAAGGGATTGCTTCATTTTTTGGAAAGAGGCGCCTAAAAAAAGCAAGCATTACTGGGTTTTCCTAACTTCCCTCTTGTCCTCTGTATTGAGTTTAATCTTTTTTAATTCATGTTCGCCAATTTTATTTCCGCGTTGGTCTGTGGCGCTTCTGTAAAAGTCAGACCATTTTGGAATCTTATTATTGTTTAGAATAACAATCCCATAGTCTGCCAGCCTTTTATGATAGGCGTTTACATCGTAGGGCATATCGTTCAAAGTCATAACAGACTCGTTTAGGTTGCCTAAAGAGATGGGCAGAACTGCCATAAAAGGTTCGTTGGCTTTAAATGTAATCGGAGCATCTGGCTTTGTGATTTTCCAAGAAACTGGAATTGGGCTATCGTAAAAACTGGTGCTTATGATGTTGCTTAACGGAGTTGCCCCGTCAATTACTAGATTGGGTGGACCAAAAAACAAAAGGCTAACATCTGGGCTAGTTTTAAAGAACCACCCTATGTTAAATATGAGTGTTGCAGTTCCCCTGCCCGTATCAACAAACTCTTGTCCTTCCAAAACTTTTATGTGGTTGCCCTCTGGCGCATCACTTCCATCCCACACAACAGTTATATCTTTTGGGAATGAGAAACCCCACCCCATTTGATTAGTTAAAGACAATGGAAAACAACGATATGCATGACCATCAAATGTTTTGTCCATCCAGTCTCTTTTGATGGTAAGTTGCTCTATCTTTGCCGCGTGTCCAAAAATTTGATATGCGTCTATATTATACATTTAAGATGTTGGTTGATTTTTAAGCGTTGAATTAGAGCCATGAAATCTGTTATTCCAGTCAAACATTGTCACAGCCGCATATTTTATTCCTTCTTCAACTGGAAGCGCGGCATGAAGGTACAGGAATGTTGAAGGAAATAGAACAATATCCCCTTCCTCTGGAGTGTAGGTGTAATTTAAGTAAGGAAAATGCAACTCACCACCAACATAGTTATCGTTCAGATACATTACACTTGAAACTGTGCAAACATAACTAAATCCATGGTCTGAGTGAGCCGCAAAGTGCTGACCCTTACCATACCTGACGAAGTTTACCGCCTCTTGATATTCCATAGTGATGTTGAACTTAGCGCAATAATCTCTTAGGCACTCCTGCAAACGCTCATCTATCTCGTTGTAAATACTCGCCATGTCGGTATTGGCTACCTCGGGAAGTTGTATGTCTCTTTTACCAACCTTGAAATCAACGCAATCTCTGTAATCCTTCATGGTCTGGTAGTCGCCTACCTGCGCTTCGCTCCACTTAAACCAATGCCCCGAGTTTTCCTCAATGACTTTTTCCAAACGCTCTACTAATTTCATGTCCTTTTTGAGAGCATTTTTGTAAATATAAACTCCGATTGCAGGGTTTTCTACTCTTGCGTCCATTGTCATTTCTTCTCCTTAGATAGTCTGGTGGTCATCATACAGTGTGTCAAAGTTTATCCCTACAAATTCACCATAGGCGGATATTTGCTCCATATCTACTGAACCATAGTACCCAAGCAATTTTCCAGTAAACACATTTTTTACTCTTTCGTATGCATCAAAGTTGATTCTATTTTCTCTTGGCGACCTTGCTTCCTGTATCCCCATATACATTGGTTGCCACTTTGGTTGATTTGAGTAAAATAAGTCTCTTTGCTTGTCTAGGTGGTGCAAGATTACTTCATTAGGCATAAAGAATTTGTATCCTCTTGAGAACAT